CCTTGATAGTTGCCAAGAGTCGAGACATCGTTCATCACATCTGAAGTCAGGATCTCGCCAGCTGTAAATGTTGGGAGGGTAGGAATAGCCATGTTGTCTCCTTAGAACCCTGCTAGGCCGTAGCTGAGTCTGTTGTTGTCAAGAGTACCGAAGATAGCGTCGTCAAGGATGAATGAACGATACAACTCCGCTGGGGTGAGGTAGAACACATACTCGGTCTTCTCAGGATCTGAGTTGATCTGCAGTCCCTCAATGACGCACTGAAAGGTCGTGTCTGAGGGTGTGCCGGGTGTGCGGTAGACAACATCTATGTTCTGACTGATGAAGTCGTTGTATTGCTGAAACAATGTAAGAGTCGAAGGGTTGACTGCGTAGTCCCATACATGGATCTCAAAGTAGACCTGATTCTCGCTTAACGCGTCGCCCATAAGAGCGGCCAGATATTCGGCGCATCCTTGGACTTGGCTACTGCTTCCGTCTACTTGTGTTGTTGTTGTCGCCCATGTTCCCCAGAGTGCAACTCCTGCAGCGTTTGTCGCTGTGTACGATCCGACTGGAGCGTCCACTGTGACAACGTTGTTGAACGAATCTCCGAGGGCAGATCTGAACACTGCGTTCATAGGGAGTACTGTCGCCGATGCAGTGCCACCGAATGACAATGTTGAGACATTCTCGCCGACCTGAGACCTTGCTAACAGTTTGATCGTGTCGCCGTAGTTAATCATGAGGCCGTGTTCGGTCTGCATATTTTGGGCGAGTCGAGCACCGATAGTGCCGGTGTAATTGAGAGTCCCATACGCTGCACTGTTTCCGTCGTTTGTAAAGCTGATCAGTGCTGTGTATGGGGACAGTTGCTCAAGCGTGTTAAGATCGCCCAGATCCTCTTCTACGAGTTGCTCACGCGACAATACTCCGAACAGATCTATTGCTGTGATCGTCGCTGTTGCACCATTTGACGCGTACTGGAAGCCGTCATCGTAGGAAACGCTTTCAGTGTAGAAGAAGCTTCGAGCGTTGTTGTTTGTTCCTACTCCATCCCTGAACACTTTGATCTCTGATCCGGGCAAGAAAGCGGACGCAAGACCTGTCGAGTTGTCAATAGTGAGCGACAGACTTTGAGGGGAATAGTTCTCAAGCCATCTCTTCTTCCCATTAAAAAATGACAGCGAATACACGAACCCGTCAAGGCTGTATCCGTCCACTGTGACCTTCCAGAGGTTCTGATTGCTCATAGTGGCCTTGTGGTCACTGGCACTGGGCCACTCATTCGGACATAGCGTTGCAGAGCTGCGACGACAGCGTTCGGATCTGCTGAAGTGACTGTGATGTTGATCGTGTTGCCACCCATGCTTCCGAGCCTGTCAAGTGGGATCACTGCTTCAGGCCCTTTTTCGCCGATCATGGCAATCGTTGGGCCCGTCGTGATGCCTCCCTCAGCTAGTCGAGGCAATTTGACATCTGGGATCGTTCCGAAGTTCACCCACGGACCGGCTGCTTTGTCAATGCCGTCAAGGATGATGTTTAGTCCCTTGATCGCAAAGTTCAAGCCCTTTTCCATTGCCGAGATGACAGCGTTGATAACACCTTTGAACGCTCCGCCAATACCGTCAAAGATCGCCTTGCCAAGATTGGCTAGTTCAGCAAACCCTGTTTTGACTGCACCGAACACAAACTGGACAACGCCCCACCAAGCCATAAAGCCAGCCTTTAGGCCATCAATAGCTTTGCCAAAAATGTTGAACTTGACTTGTAGCGCAACCAGTGCCGCAATAATTGCGATAATGACTACGACTCCAGTAGCGATCCAAAGAGCCGAAAACGATGCTGTGAGTGCAGTGTTCAGTGCAAGTGTCAAAGCTTGGATCGTGTTGTAAATCGCAAGGCCTGCGTTAAGACCAATAATTGCTAAAGCAAACGTACCGATCACGGCTCCAAGAATGACAATAAGTTTTGTGTTTTCCTGAGCAAATGTTGAGAACTTTAAAAGTGCTGGAAGCATTTTCTGAATCAACGGTGCAACAGCTGCGCCGATTGACTCCTTGAACTCGCCCATCTGAATTGACAAGTTCTTCATTTTACCTGAGGTCGTGTTTGCAGCAGTCGAGGCTTGATTCTTAAATGTTGCACCCAAACGACCAAACACTTCGTCGGCGTCAGCGCCCTCCTCAATCAACGAAGCCAGTGCTGGATCTAACTTTTTGAGGGCTGTAAAGTTGCCGTTATACGCTTTTGACAGTGCATCTGAGACAGCGCCCAAATCTTTCCCAGTGCCCGCGGATACGTCAAGGGCGAGAGTGAGCAGGTCTTGGGCTTGAGCAACATCGCCAGTGCCTCGCACCAGTTTGTCGAGTGCCGGGCGAAGTTCATCGTCGGCGACAGCTGCGGCCATAGAAGTCTTGGTGATGAACTGCTCCACGGATGCGATCTGGGCGTCGGTTGCGTAAGTGACGTTCTGAAGTGTTAAACCAAGTTTTTCGGCTGCGGCTTCATCTTCGGCGAACGCTTTGACAGCATCAAAAGCGACAGCGCCAAGAGCTGCGATAGCGAGCCCTGCAGGGACCGCTGCTTTCTTAATAGCAAACGAGGCTTTTTGACCGTTGGTCTCAAGTTTTTTAAAGTCGGCAATCGCTTTATCTATGCCCTTGGGATTCCACTCAGAAATGATTGGGAGGTTGATAGCCATCAGTTGAACTCTCTTTGTGCATCAACCATGAACTGGTCAATGATCGGCTTTAAAGCCCGTTCAGTTTCGGCGACCATCTGATCTATGTCTTTCCACATATAGCGCGACGGTTCACCCTGAAGAGCTGACGCAAAATTAGGTCGGCGATACTTTGACTCTCGGCGCGACTTAGTGCCACCAGCACGGCCAGCCATGTCCGTAATCGCTACAGGAGCGCCCTTAGTAACCACTCGAACTACTGCGATCTGTTCAGCGCCAGCAGTCGCCGAACCCTTGCGAGGCTTGCGAGTGTTTAACGAGATCTGTACCTTCTTGACGTTCTTCCACCCAGTGCGACCGTTGTGATTCATCCCGCTTAACGGTGGTGTTGTTGGGATTCGACTGTTGATCAGATCCACCAAAGGTTGAGCCGCGACTTTCGTATCTTTGAGCAGAGTGCGACGGATAGCAGGGTTGATTTTCTGCATTTTCTTTAATGCGTCTTGCAGACCGTAAGTATCAAGTCTCACATCTGCAGCCATTAGGTTTTCTTTCTCTGCTCGTTAATGATCTGCACACAAGTTGCTAGATCGTCTGTTTCGAATGTTATTTGTCGAGGCCAGAACCCAGTCTCAACTAGCAGAGCTGCTAGCTGACGTCGGTGGCCTCCTGCGTAGGGACTGCGGATTCAGTCTCCACAACTTCTAGATCTTCTAACTTTTTGACGAACTCATCAAATGAGACTGGGACCGGGTGACCTTGTTGTTTGCTGGCCTCATAGGCCATGAACGCTAGGTCTTCCATCCCGATCCCATTGCTCAGATCTGATGCTCGTCGTTTGAATTTACGCTCCCACGAAATGATCACAAACAGGTTCGTGATTACTTGGTAAGTCTCACCATCGGTGAGTCGGACGCTAAGTGTTAATTTCATGGTTCTCCTAGTCGGGATTGGATCAGTTTACGGATTACGGTGTGGTGATGTCGCGTGCGTAAGTGCCACCCTTAAACACGGCCTCAACGACTGACAGTTCGCCGACGGTTGCGTTAATTGGCGTAACGGTCTCAAGGTAGCAACCAGTGAGGGTGTATTCAGGATTCGAAGCGGACTCGGTTGTTCCAGACGGGCTGACAACGATGGTGGAGGCAACACCGAACAAACTGTTCAAGTAGGTTTCCACTTCAGTCGTTCCGTAACCTTGGAACAAGGTCAGGGTCAATTCATTGCTGAACAACCCAGCCGTGTAGGTGCGGGATGTCTGGCCGAAGCTCGTGTTTTCAAGCGCCTCTGCCGTAAGGGTCAATACCGCTGCAGAACAGTTGCTGGTGAGCGCGATTGCTGACGGGCTGGTGACATTGACGGTTGGGTTTGATAGGTAAGTTGTGGGCATTGTTTGTCCTTTTATCTGCGGCTTGAGCCGATTCTAATTGTGAGGTCATAAGCAGGTAGATCTTGCGATCCGATCTGAGCAAGCGAAGGCCGTCCAGATACAACTGCAAGAGAAGAGTTCATGAGCGTGTCAACGACTCCGAGTATGTAGTCCGTAGTGTCGCTGTTGCCGGGTGGCGCGCCCAACACTCGGAGATCAATCGTGATGTCCGCCGTTTGGTTATTGAACGCAGTGAAAACAGGAAGCTCAATAAATACAGTAAGCGGTCGAGCGTTGCGAGGATCAGTGACAGGCTTAAGCCCGAGAGCCGTGATCGTGGCTGAGACAGCATCAATCGCGTCCGTGAAAATGCCTGCCATTTCATGCACACTGCGATCGTTTAATGCCGAGCAACTGGTTGACTCGACCCAAGGTCATTAGCGGTGGTCCTGTCATGTCACCAAACGACGCGTAACTGTCTCCAGTGGTCCCGCGTTCACGGTAAAGCCCTGCGGCGTAAAGCGTAGTTCCTAACAGTGCAGCACTGTCAGGGACAGTCGTGAGACTGTCGTGGTAACCAGCCTGCACGCGACGCCTGAAACACCAAGAGTTTGCAGCTGCGACACAAGTCGTTAGGAACGCCGTGTCATTTGCCGTGGCCGACGCGATCCCAAGAAACTCTTGAACAGCTGCGACAGTGGTCCATGTGCACGTCAAAGTCCATGTCAAAGTTCCAAACGGATCGGCTGCAGATCGTTCTAGATCGTCGCCGACATCTTGAAACATCAACTGGTTAACAATGATTTCGTTTTCGTTGTAAAGCAGGTCGCCTGCTTCGTTAACGCCAGCAAACAAGTTAACCGGTACAGCAATAACAATGTAGGTGCCGTTAAGACCGTGACCGAGTCCAGTGAGTGTGATTGTCTGGCCGACTGTTATGTCGGTTGCTTCGAGGGTCTGCACCACAGCAACATCGTCTAGACGCTGGTGATGCGTCACGCTAAATGTGGCCATGGTGCAGTCTCTCTACTTAGTCAGTCGGATCAGGCGAACGTGAACTTGACGAACTTGCTTGAGTCAATCATCAATGCGGCGAAGTAGCCACGGAACGCAATAGTGCGTGACAAGGTGGACGGGTTGTCCAACGAGATCGCGCCCTTCTGCTGTTCAAACAGTTCGTAACCAGATGCGTCGCCGACGATACAAGTCGCACTTGCAAAGTTGCGGTCAACAACAACTTGCAGACCAAACGCGTTTCCGTTGACTTGACCGGGTGCAAGATTACCAAATGCGTTCATCGGTCCGATCTGTGGGAATAACGGACGCTTGCTCGAATCCGACAAAGCAATCAAATCTTGCCAAATACCGGGAGCCACGAACAAGTGAGTCGGCAAGTTGCCATTTGACGAAGTGAGGATCGTTGCTGCAGCTTCAGCAATTTCAGCGGCCCAAACTGACGGGTCGTCAGTGTCGGCAGCGGTAAACGCTTGAGTTGTGGTTGCGCCAGCGACCAAAGTATCGGCTGCATAGTTGTCGGTTGCGTTGGCGTAGATACGGCCCATGTCGTCAAGCAAGATTGACAAGATTGCGGGATCGGTCCAATCAAGATCGGCTTCGGAGATGTTTACATAGCCACCGAAAATTTGCTTGGTGACCTGATTCGAACTCACCACGAAAGTGCCTGACTGGTTGGACATTTCGGCAAGGCTTGCACCAATGCTGGTGTGGGTCGTGACCTCGGGACGGATAAAGATCTTGCCTCCACCGGGCATCGACTTGGCACCGACTGCATCGACAACTGGACGGCGACCGACAAAGTTGTTGTAGACAGGCCCAAGGATTGGGGTTGGGAGCACACCGGGTGTGTCGCTGGTGACCACGTCGGGAGCTGCGGCGCGAAGTGCTTCGTGCATACGTTCCCAAGCAGTTCCGCCAGCAATGGCAGCACTCAAGTATTCGACAGCGGTCGGCAATTTTGCGTCGCGCTTAACGGCGGTTGCATAGATGGGTTGAGTCGCAACTGCGGCTTCAACGGTTGTGGGTTCTGACATTTCATCCTCCTCGGATGGTGTTGGGGTTGTTTCTGTTGGGGTTTCGGTTTCGTCGGGTTCGCTTTCATCGGGTGATGAGGCGGCGACTGAGTAGACCTGTGCTGATTCGTACGCTGGCACAGTGACAAGCGACAGTTCTACAAATCGGGCTTGAGAGACCTCTAGAGTCCCGTCTGACAGGCGCTTGAACTTGGTGGGGATTGCTCCGACCGAAACGCTGTCTAGCGCGCCGTCGGCAAGCAGTGCGAGAGCATCATCGGCGGCGCGAGTGGCGCTCAGTTTTGCCACGAACATCATGCCTTCAGAAGTTGATACGCGCTCGGTGACTCGACCAATGACGCGCGTGTCGTCGTGGTATTCCAAGAGTTTCGGCATTGGGCCGTCCTCGGGCAGTGAGCCCTCAAGAAAGACCACACTTTCACCACCACTTAATTGGGCCTTGACATTCCACGGGACAGCAAGGCCAGTAATTTGACGCGACGGTTCACCATCAGCGGACGCGTCCAGCGTGATCTGT